GGTTAGGTTGGTAGGTTGGCAAAAAGTGGACGGGTGATACCGAGAACGTGGCCAACCTCCCCTTGGGCGTAGGGCGCAGGTTGGTAGGTTGGCGGGGTCTGCGCTCCTTGGGCAGGCGCGCACGGGAGATGAGGGGGCTGGCGACCATCTCCCCCCACTTGCCTGGGCAAACCGCTTGCGGACGCCACAGGAAGGGCTTACAGGAGGGCATGGCCAAGCAGAAGCCCCAGCCCGGGCAGGCGACCCGGTTCAAGAAGTCCCCCCTGACGGACGCGCAGAAGGCGGCCAACGTGGCGATGGGCCTCACCCCCACGGGCCGCATCCCGATCAAGCGCGCCTCCCGCAAGGGCGTCGATCGTCAGCCCAACTACCTCCAGGGCGACTACCGCTGCACCGGCTACGACTTCACCCCGGCGCGCAAGAACGCCTTTCTGGAGGTGATCAAGCGCGAGGGCCTGACCTCGGTGGCCTGTGTCGAGATCGGCGTGCACCCCAACACGGTCTCCCGCCACCGGACGGATGACCACGTGTTCCGAGACGCCATGGATGAGGCGTTCCGCCAGCATGGCGCTTCCCTCGTCCAGGAGGCTCACCGGCGCGCGGTCGCGGGCGTCACCAAGCCCGTGTACGGGTCGCAGGGCCCTGGCGCGGGCTCGGGTGTCGTCGGCTTCGTGACGGAGTTCAGCGACCGCCTCCTGCTGGAGCTGCTGAAGAAGTACGACCCCGACTTCAAGACCGTCTCGACCAAGGTCGAGGTGACCGCCAACGTCAACGGCGGCCCGAAGGGCGACGTGGGGCTCAAGCTGGGGGACCTGTCCCCCGAGTCCCGAGCGGACCTCAAGCGCATCCTGGAGCGTGAGCTGGAGCGGAGGGAACAGGATGGCGAGGCGCGGGCCGATTGAACCCGGCACTGTGGGGTGGGAGGCCCAACACTGCCGTGAGTGCGGCAAGCCCTTCGCCAGGGTCGCCCCGCGCAACATCGTCGAGATCACGGTGGCGCACCTCAAGTCCCTCGTCGGACGCTACTGTGGCGTGACCTGCGCCCTGTCGGCCTACGATCGAGGCATCCCGAGACACCACTGACATGACCCCCGAAGACCCCAACCCCGAGGCGCAGGCCCTCGCTGCCGAGCTGGCGGCCCGCCTGGGCCGTGAGCAGGGCGACGCCCTCCTGGCCAAGGCCCGCACCCTCCTCGTCCTGGGAGCCGCCGCGCGCGGCCCCTCCACCTCCGAGTTCAAGTTGGCGGCCCTTGCCATCGTGTCGGGGCTCGCCCTCGTGGGCCTCGGGGTCGCCACGGAGCAGCCGGACCTCCTCGACCGAGGGCTGGAGCTGGTCCAGTGGGCCACGGTCGGCTACGGCGTGAGCCGGGGCCTGGCCAAGGCGGGCGTCGCCAAGCAGCAGAGCACCCCTCCGGTCGCATGAAGCAGCTCCGCCGCATCCCCTGGTGGCTTGTGGCGGGACTCCTCGCAGGCCCCACTGTCGTCTGGCTCCTGATCCGCCTTGGCAGCTACCTCGCACAATGACCCCCTAGCGGCGGCCCTCGCCGACCCCGAAGCGGCGCTGGACACGCTCCGCCGCTTGGAGTGCGAGGACAGCCTGATGGCCTTCGTCAAGGCCATGTGGGAGGAGCTGGAGCCGGGGACGCCCCTGGTTACGGGCTGGGTCATGGAGGCCATCTGCGAGGCGCTGGAGGCGGTCGAGCGGGGCGTTGCGCGACGCCTGCTGATCAACGTCCCCCCGGGCTTCATGAAGAGCATGCTGGTCAGCGTGTTCTTCCCCGCCTGGCTGTGGGGCCCCCGACGCCAGGCGTACAAGCGGGTCATCTCGACCTCCTACGCACAAGACCTGGCCATCCGGGACAACGTGCGCTGCCGCCAGCTCATGGCCTCGGAGACCTACCAGCGCTGGTGGGGTGATCAGTTCGCCTTCTCGGGCGACCAGAACGCCAAGGTGCGCTACGAGAACAGCCACATGGGGTTCCGCCAGGCGTCCTCGACCGGCGCGGCTCTGACGGGCCACCGTGGTGACATCATCATCGTGGACGACCCCCACAGCGTCAAGTCCGCCGAGTCTGAGGCGGAGCGCGCTGACTGCCTGTTCTGGTTCGGGGAGACCCTGCCGACCCGCTTCAACAACCAGAAGGAGGGTGTGATGATCGTGATCATGCAGCGCCTCCACCAGCTGGACGTGAGCGGCTTCATCCTCGGGGAGGGCGAGGACGGAGGTGGCCTTGCGGGCTGGACGCACCTCATGATCCCCATGGAGTTCGAGCCCGAGCGCAAGTGCCGGATCGACCTCCCGGGATGGCACTGGGAGGACCCCCGGACCGATGACGGCGAGCTGGCGTGGCCCGCGCGTTTCGACCGCGAGGACGTGGAAGCCCTCAAGGAGGTGTTCCGCAAGGCGGGTGGCGAGTACGCCGTCAGTGGTCAGCTACAGCAGAGCCCCGTCCCTCGGGAGGGCGGCATGTTCCAGCTCCGGGACTTCAACTTCATCGACGTGGGGGACCTCCCGCCCTACCTCGGCCTCGTCGTCCGGGGCTGGGACCTCGCGGCCACCAAGGACGGACATGGTGCCCAGACGGCGGGCGTCAAGATGGCGTGGGCCGCTGGCAAGGTGATCATCCTCGACTGCGTGGCGGGTCGGTGGGGGCCCAACGAGGTGATGGACGGCATCAAGGGCGCGGCGCGGCGCGACGGACACGCGGTCTGCCAGAGCATCCCGCAGGACCCCGGCCAAGCAGGCAAGGCACAGAAGGCGTACCTGGCCAAGGAGCTGTTCGGCGGCGACTTCCACTTCAGCCCTGAGTCCGGGGCCAAGCAGGACCGCGCGCGGCCCCTCGCGGCGCAGGCGGAGGCGGGCAACCTGTACCTGCTGCGCGGGCCCTGGAACGATGCGCTGATCCAGGAGTTCACCTCCTTCCCCTCCGGCAAGCTGAAGGACCGCGTTGACGCAGCCTCGCGCGCCTTCGCCTGGTTGATCAACCGCTCCGACAGCGTGGGGACCTTCGTGCCCGAAGTGATCTGAGCCTTTACCTCTGGACACCCTCGGTCTATTATCCCCAAGCCATGGCCCTGCTCGACCCCCTCCTGGACCTGTTCCGTCGCAAGCCCTCGCCCTACAAGTCCGAGGGCGGTCCCGGTGTCGCTGTGTTCGGCGGCTACGTCGAGGAGGGCGAGACCAACGCCAAGGTGGCGGGTCACCAGAAGTGGCAGACCTACACCAACATCCTGGCCAACACGTCGATCGTGGCGGCCAGCGTCCGGTTCTTCATCAACCTGCTGGCGAAGGCGCAGTGGAACGTCGAGGCGGCCAACCCGGACGACCCCAAGGCGGTCGAGATTGCGGAGTGGTTCGAGACGGCCCTCAACGACATGACGACGCCCTGGCACCGCGTCGTCCGGCGCGCGGGGCTGTACCGCTACTACGGCTTCAGCATCCAGGAGTGGACCGCCAAGAAGAACGATGACGGCACCATCGGCATCCTCGACATGGAGGGCCGCCCCCAGCACACGATTGAGCAGTGGGCCGTGGACGAGTCCGGGACGGTCCAGGGCGTGGTGCAACGCAGCCCGCAGACCTTCAAGGCCATCCCCCTCGACCGCAGGCGGCTGGTGTACGTGGTGGACGACTCCATCACGGACTCCCCCGAGGGCCTGGGCCTGTTCCGCCACGTGGTCAAGGCGGTCGAGCGGCTGGAGGAGTACGAGCGGCTGGAGGGCATCGGCTTCGAGACCGACCTGCGCGGCATCCCGGTCGGGCGCGCGCCCTTCATGGAGCTCAAGAAGGCGGTCCAGGCGGGCACGATCACGCAGGACCAGATGGACGCCCAGCTGGCGGCCATGCGGACCTTCCTGACCAAGCACAAGCGCACAGCCAACCTCGCCCTGTTCCTCGACTCTGCGGTGTACCAAAGCACGGGCGACAACCGCACCCCCTCGGGGACGCCCCAGTGGCAGCTCGACCTCCTGAAGGCGGGCGCGACCTCCGCCCCCGAGCTGGCAGCGGCCATCGCGCGCCTCAACCGCGAGGTGGCCCGGATCCTCGGCACGGAGAACATCCTGCTGGGAGAGTCCGGCGCGGGCTCCCTCGCCATGGCCGAGGACAAGTCCACCACGTTCGCCCTGATCGTGGACGGCACCCTCAAGGAGCTGGCCGAGGCGTTCCAGGCGGACCTGGTCAAGCCCTTCATGGAGCTGAACGGCTGGGACCCGGAGCTGACGCCGAAGCTGAAGCCCGAGAAGGTCCAGCACCGCGCGGTCCAGGACGTGACTGCCGCGCTCCGCGACATGGCCTCCGCCGGAGCGGTCATGGCCCCGGACGACCCGGCCATCAATGAGGTGCGCCGCCTCCTCGGCCTGTCCGAGATCAACCTGGAGAAGGCGGCGGAGGACGCGGCCATCAACGCCGACCTGGAGCGGAAGTCCATGGAAGCCGAGGTGGCCGCCCTCAACGGCAAGACCCCCGAGGGCGCCACGCCGAACGGCGGCCCCGAGGAGACTCCCCAGACCAAGGAACCCCCGAAGTGATCAAGCAACTCATGCTGGCGGCCATGCTCGCCACCCCCTGCTTCGCGCAGGACGCCCCCACCGAGCGGGAACAGCTCAAGGCCATCTGGGACGAGATCCAAGGCGCACAGGAGCGTCTGGACGAGGCGCAGCGCCTCCTCGTCGAGTTCGCCCTGCGCGGCCGACCGACCGAGCCCCCGGTCGATCCGCCCGTTGAGGGTCTGCCCTCCTGGGCACCTGCCCCTCCCCCGGTCCCCGAGTACGCCATCCCCACGATGGCGGACTGCGAATGGATCATCGAGGAGCGCACTGCACGCTCCACGCGGGGCCTCCCCGACATCACGTTGGGGGCGACCGAGGAACCCTACCTGCTCGGGAAGGCGTACAAGGCGAGCCGCGCGGCGGGACATCCCCTGCCCATCACCTTCGGTGTGTATGACGACGCCGGAGTGGGCGTCCTCGGCGGCGGCTGGTCCCTGTGGTCGGATCGGTCCATCTACGTGGACTCGGGTGACGGCTATGAGGACCTGTCCCTGGAGATCGTCGGCCTGGACCCCATCTGCGAGGTGTCCATCGGCTGGGACGTCAAGTGGGGCTGGCCCGAGCGCCTTGGGCTATTCAACATCGGCCTTCGCGGAGCCCCGGACAGCTTCGTGATCCGAGCCAACGAGGGCATCGGCACGCTGATCGTGGACGGCTGTTGGTTCCTCCCCTCGGTGACCTTCGGGGCGGGCAACACGCACGCCTCCGGGATCCACATGGACAACTGGCACACCCTCGTCCTGCGCAACACGCAATGGCGGGGCGTTCGGCCCGAGGACCCGGGGATCAACCTGCGTGAGCACGTGTTCTACCTCAAGTCCTGCATCGGCGACGGCACGTGGATCCTCGACAACGACCTGCGAGGCGGCAACCGCACCGGCTTCCAGATCCGTCCCGAGTTCGGCCAGCAGCAACGCCCGCGCGGCCCCGTGGTCATCTCGGGCAACGTCGCGGACGGCTACGGCTGGAACATGGGGGACACCCCCTCGTCCTTCGACGGCGGGAGCTGCATCACGGTCTGGACCAACCCCGAGGACCGCACCTGGATCTTCGACAACCGCATCGTGGACGCCAAGTATGGCGGACTGATGGTCGGAGGTCAGCCCACGGGCAAAAACTGGCTCAACGCGGCGGGCTTTCCGATCCACAAGGTGTACGTCTGGGGCAACACGTTCGAGAACAGCCATCAGGGCCACCCGGCGGGACTACCCAAGCGGAGCGCGGCCAGCCTCACGGCGGTCGAGGGGGTGCACTGGGGTGTCAACGACCTCCAGAACGGCGCGCGCCTCGACCTGAACAGCCAGTGGGGCATGCAGGCCCACGGGATCGGCAACGGTCTCGTCCAACTGCATCTGTCGGCCCTTCCGTCCTACCCCATCTGGACCTACGACGGATCGAACCGCCCCATGACTCCCGAGGAGCTGACGGCACTCCTGGTGCCCCCGGGCCCTGACCCCCTCCCCGCGCCGCAACCCCGCGTGCGCGAGGCCCAACCCATCGCGGAGCCGGTCCGCCGCCGCTGACGCCATGCCCTCCGCCCTCGTCGTCGGGACCAACACCTACGTGACCCAGGCCCAGGCTGACACCTACCTGGGTGACAGCTTCGCCTGGACCACCAACTGGGGTGCCCTCACGAGTGACCAGAAGGACCAGGCCCTGCTGTCGGCCTTCCGCCTGCTGGAGAAGCAGCAGTGGGAGGGGACGCCGACGGCGGGCCCGGCGCACTTCCCCGCCTCGGGCGTGACGGACTGCCTCGGGGAGGCCATCCCCGAGGACGAGGTGCCGCCGGACATCGAGGCGGCCCAGATCGAGCTGGCCTACGCCATCAGCCAGAATCCCGACCTGGAGGTGTCCACCACGACCGACGACAACGTGCGACGGCTTCAGGCGGGCTCGGCCAGCATCGAGTTCTTCAACCGTGACGGCTCGATCTTCCCCACCCGCTTCCCAGGGAACGTGATGGAGCTGATCAAGTGCTACCTGCGGTCCTCGTCCGCCAGCTGCGGCCCGGAGGCGATCGGCGCCACGGGTGAATCCATCTTCGACCCGTGCGACGACTACGACCGCAACACCCCGTTCTGATGCGTGCCTTCCTCTGTGCCTCCCTGCTCGCCCTGCTGGCGTGCCACTCGACCCCCGAGCCTCGGGTTGGGATCCAGTTCCATGCCGTCCCGGGCAGCCTCGACCACGTGATGGCCGGGGCTCCTCCGGCTCGCGCGCTCGCGGTCACCCTCATGGTGGGGGACGAGGACTGATGGGCAACAAGCTGCTCGGCAAGGACATCGCCGGCATCCTCGCCTCGAAGCTGGGGCCGAAGCTGCTGCCGTTCACCCTCATCAAGGTGGTGACTGGCGCGCGCACGGTCGGCGACCCCGCCGCCGGACCCGCTGCCGTCGAGACGCCCCGCACCTGTCGTGGGATCCTGGAGGACTACCGTGACAGCCAGTTCGACGGGACCACGATCAAACGGGGCGACCGCAAGGCGCTTCTCCTGGGCGACACCATTGCCGGAGGGGCCATCCCGGAGCCCAACGACAAGCTGACCGCCGAGGGTCGCACCTACGTCATCGTGGGGATCCCCGCCCGCGACCCGGATGCGGCCACCTACGTGTGCCAGGTTCGGGGAGCCTGAGTCTATGAAGATGGTGTGGGTTCGGACTACGACTACACCGTCACGCCCCTTCCCCGCATGGTCAAGAAGGCCAAGCCCATACCACGCTTCATCGTCGCCAAGGACAAGATGAACACCAAACGTACCACCCAGCCCTTCACCCAGGCGGTCGCGGTCACTCCCGACAACGACAACGACCTGGCGAACCCCTGCCGCGCGCTGTACATCGGCAGTTCCGGCACCCTCCGCGTCACGATCGGCGGCGCGGTGGTCAACTTCGCGGCGGTCACCGCCGGGGACATCATCCC